CTCCTCAAACTTCTCTTCGCCATGATGGTAATACTCCATCATAGCCATCTTGGTGTTGATTGACAACTGCTCAGTCAAATCATCACCGGGTCTCACCCACAAAAGCATTGCTTCAATCGATTCTTCATCGAGAGGCGCCTTAACAAGTGAACCTTCAACTTTAAATTTTCTCTTAAGGAACTCCAACTCCTCAAGGGGCAGATGAGACTTAGAAATAGCCTCCTTCGATGGGGTCGTGAATTCCATACCCCACAAGTGCTCGATATACCCAGCGAGCAACTCCATTGTATAGTGATGTCCGTATTTCTTCAAGACGGAAAATAAATTATCATCACCATAAAACTCGGCAACAACATCACGTAACCAGACTGCTTCATCAAATCCGCACCCACAGCCGGTCATCTTACATCTACTCTTTTCGAGCTCGAAAATCTGCTTGAAAATACAATGATTAACGAACGAGTTGAGTACACCTGTTAAAAACGAACCTGATGGGTTCATCCAGAGTAAATCAAAAATACCATACCCCAGAATCAACATGGGAGCCACGCTAGAAACGCAACATCCCATGACCTCCCACCAATCGTCGGATTCTCTTTCAAATCCATAAATATCATTAAACATCAAGCCTAACATCCATCCCCAATACGAATTAAGGGATGTGTCATAACCTGAGTAGGCTCCTCCGCCAAATAACTTTTGGCCAAGGGGGTCCTCCAGAATCTTCTTATAAAGAGTCTGCCAATCCAAACCATGAGGATTGGTGCCAATTGCAGTAGTAGTCTGTCCACGATGGGACTTCAACCACTGAATTGCGGGACCTAAAACCATCTTAACCCAGATGAAGTGCGAAACATGTCCATTAAAGAACCCACGTGTCTTACCAAGACGCACGCGGTCCATTGGACGAAGCTCCGATTTCAACTGTCCTTCAAAAATTCCACGCGGAAAAACGTGGCGCTCTCGACACATTTGCCTATACTCTGCAACTTGTTCGAGAACTTCAGGATCCACCCTACGGTTTCCTGCAGTATCAAAAAATAACATCCTTCTAGTCTTTCCTTTCTTCTTAAAATAATATCCAGAAGAAGTACTAAAATCTATAGGATCAATATACTTATCAGGATTACCATAAATGGTATCCTCAATGCACCAAAATGCCCAGTTAGGTCGTGG